AGTTCCCTCAAGAACAGCGTTAAGTCCATTTGTAGTTTGAACAGTCAGCCCATCGCTCGTCAAAGTACCCGTGATGTCTACGCCTGTGCTGGTGGTGGTCAATTTAATGTCGCCAGAATTGTATAAGTAGGAATTACCAGAACTACCCTGAAAATAACGAACGCCAGAGGGATTTTCCAACCTTACATTTGCGCCTTGTATCTTTAAGTCGCCAGTGCCAGCATCCTTAATATAACTATCAGACCCATCATGGTAAATCTGCAAATCAGACCCAGCACCGAAGATGGCTTTGTCGTTGTCGCCGAAGGACAGATCACCAGTCATGGTGTCGCCAGTGATCCTTACGAACCCTGATCCACTATCGAAGGCTTCCTTTAGCTCACCGAGAGTAATAGCCTTAGTTTCATCCGCTGAAATATCGACAACAACGAACTCATCAGCGTCAACAAGGTTAGCCCCTGTGATATTCGTTAGTTGAGTAATCTTCTTATCGGCCATTAGTATATATCCTTATCATATCACAGCTTCGACAGCTTCAAACGAGATGCCGTAGGTTGACGCATTATTGATTGACCATGAGGTCACATTGTTAGAGAGTCTAAAGACACCCTTTGGTGCATTAAAGACTACTGTAGCACTCGTGTAGTCAGAACGTAACGAAGGCCATATCTCTAGGTTACCATCTCCGTCTTGATCTAGCAGTACCTGATGGAGTTTAGCGGAAGCCCCTGACCCAAGCTGGATGTAGTCACCAGCCTTAAGCGTACCAGTCATAACGACAGAAGCTGATTCATTACCAGCAGTACCACTTAAGGTGCATGAACTAACAGTACCCTGCGGCGTAGCATAGTCAGGATCACCCAAGAGGAACGTACCTACTGGCCCCTTAAGTCCAACCAGTAGTGCCTTCCACTGTGCAGCCTTATCACGATGTACCGAGGGAATATTGACAGATGCTTCCCACTTCTGTCCACCGTGAGAAACGATCTGTTGCTTATAGGTAAAGGGAGACTGAGAGACAGCTACAGCATTAACAGCCCTAAGCTCAATGCTCTCAATCCCGATAGACGTTGGTGTAGCTAATGGATAGCTCAGTGCCATATTATTGTTCCTTTAACCAAAGACGGCTTTAGTTGTTCCGCCCCTACGACGATCATCAAGCATTGATTTCTTAGTCATGTTAGCTATCTGAGGTGCAGCCTGAGCAATGATCTTCTTAACACTGTCGTCACCGTTAGCTTGGAAGTTAAACGATTGGTTGATGACTACGTTCTGACCTGTGCCACCTTCCATCTGTACACCCAACTTACCGTTAGCGCCACGCTTGAGTGGCATGATAGCTTCAGGGCCAGCTTCTCCCATGAGACCAGTCTTACCGTTAGCCATAGGGAACATAGTTGGGCCACCGACTACACCACCATTAGCGTAGGCTTGTATCTGCGATCCACCCTGCCATGCTCCACCGTCAGCTTGACCGTAGGTAGATAAGGTATTTCCAACAGGGCCACCTATCATTCCACCTATAGAATTTATCATCTGCTGGACGACAAGAACCTTATAGAGATGTCTTACGATGTCTCTTGCCATATCACGGAAGGCATCCTTAACAGACTTCGTTCCATCTACCATAGACATTAAACTGTCTTCCATAGCTGAACCTATCGTGTTAGCAAGGTCTATACGCTCTTGTTCTACACGAACCAACTCAAGGTTCTTGTTGATCTGTTCCTCAAGGCCAGCGACAGTCTCAGGGTTTTTCTTGGAGAACTCAACACCAAGGGCTTGTATGACCCTTTGTCTAGCTTCAGTCTTACCAAGGAGTGCGTCCTCTAGGTCAAGTTGTTTCTGTAGTTTACTTAGGTCTGATTCTTTGACAGCGGGTTCTTTTGGGGGATCTGGTTTATCTCTGTCTTTAAATATTACACCAGAAACTCCAGATTCATTCCGTGGGTCAAAGAACTCTTTGTTACCACCAGTAAGTTTGTCTAAGGCCCGACCTCTTTTATTTTCTAGATCTTCTTGCAACTTTATGAGCTCAAGTCTGGCCTTTTCCTGATCGTTTATCCTTCTTAACTTTTCCTCTTGGTCGCCAAGCTCATCAGTTAGTTTTAATAATTCCTTGGCCTGTTCAGCGGTAATCTCTCCAGATTGCTGTTGTAGGAGTATTTTCTGCCTCTCCATCAAGTTCTGAATATAAAACTTATCTTTATACAATTCCTGAAGATTTGCTTCGTCCAGTCTAAGTTTAAGAGATTCCTTTTGAGAGCTAAACCTTTTTTCTTGGGCGTTTGATATTTTCTCTAGAGCATCTTGCTCTTCTCTCTCAGCTTCCCTCTGCCTATCCCTAAAAGCGTCAAAGAGTTTCTGGCGTCTAAAGGCAAGTTTTATACGGAGTTCACCAGTCTCTGTAACTGCTGTCTTTAGCCTCTCTTGCTCTCTAATGTCACGACCCGCGCCCCCAAAAGCTGACAGGGGGTCAAACGACTTTAACTTAGCTACGTTAGCTTGATAGTCTCTAAACTCTTCGTTAGCTTTACCCAAGTCTTCTTTGGTTTGCCGAATAGCAGAGGCTATGTTAGCTAGCTGTGCCTCTGTCTTACCGCCGGGGTCTGCTGCTTGCTGCTCTAGTAAATTGTCTAATTCTGACTGTAGGACAGCTATATTGTCGATGAATTTCATTTCACCTTCAGTTGCACCCAACATGGATGCCCGAAGTGCATCATCTACTTCCTCTATTGCACTCTTAACTGATTTAGCTAATTCGTCAGCCTCTTTAGCGGCCCTCATTAAAGGAGCAACAAACGCCGTACCAATGGCAAGTGCGGCACCAGCAATAGCTCCGGCTGGGCCAAAGATGCCTAACAACTGTGAGCCCTGCTGACCAAGGGCAACCATCATGTTAGTACCACCTTGGAGCTGAACTGCAAAGTCACCCACCTGATAACCCGCTTGCTGCATTTGCATACCAAGTCGATTAACTCTTTTACCAGCAAAACCTGCGGCTTGAGTGGCTTCAAGTTGAGCGTCATTTGCCTGTCTCAAAGAGGCGGCGTATTTACGAATTTCGCTGTTAGCCTTGTTGTAACCGCCACCAAGTTTAGCAAGCTCCTTAGCTTGTTTAGCGAGTTCACTGTTATACCTAGAGGCATCAATTTTACCAGAGCGAAAGGCTTTCTCAATAGTCGTGAGGTTACGTTGAAACTTAAGTTGCTCTTTCTGAGCACGAACTAAGTCCCGGTTATCAACGCCTATCACAAATTTAATATCGTCAGCCATTTGCCACCCTTAAGTATTCTAGGTCTATTCTCTTGATGGCCTCAACTTCCCAAGGCTCAATAGATGTTTCCGTAAGTTCTTTCCATGCCTTAATCTGCTCAAAGGTAATAGGCGCTGGGCCACTAAAGCCTGACCCCCTGCTAGAGCTTAAAGCAATAAAGGCAGACCAAACGTGGGATATTAGCATGGGGAAGGGTGTCGGGGGTTCCAATGCTCCTATTCTACGTCCAGTCTGCCTCTCTACTTGTTCAAGATGTTCTCGTTCTGTAGTGCCATTCTGATCTGGCTTATTAAGTTTAAACTGATGTTCAGCCCACTTAACTAGCTCACAGATCAGACCTTCGTAAAATCCAGAGAGTCAGTTACTACCTCCTCAATCTGGTTACGAATCCAGAAGACTTCTTCGTACAAGTCTTTGGCTTTAGCAACAGTGAGCTTAGGTTTCTCTCCGTTGTATGTAATGTCCCAAGCCTTAGTCGTCTTAGCTAGAACCTCCAGCGTAGCTTCCTCAATATCTGAGTAGTCAACATCTTGAGACTTACTCTTTTGAGCCTTCTTAAGCCGCTTGCTGATTTGTTCGTGTTGGGCTTTCTTGTACTCTTTAGAATGGGGCGCAAGAATAGTAATTGTCATATTCGTGCCATCATCATTCTTTAGTACATCACCCGTTGAAGGATGCTTGATCTCAATAACAATGTCATCTAAATTCGGTGTCAGGTCTTTTAAGTCCATGTCGGTTTCCTTCGGGGGTTAATGTCGGGTTGATTAATGTGGAGACCCCCGACCCGACTCAGGAGCCTCCACTACCTAGCTAGGTATCCAGTTATGCTGATCTTGTGATCTTGAAGTTAGTATCTTCTGTACTATCGTAGAGGGCTACGAAGGACATAGTGATCATACGGCTTTCTGGGCCATCAACACCTACGTCAGCACTGTTAACTTTGATCTTAGGGAAGAGGAAGGTGAGGGTATTACCCGCGACATCACCTACGACAACTTCCATTGCAGTATCTACTTCGTTGATGAAGCGGTCAATCAAAGCTGTGTCTTCAAAGTAAGCTGTAATAGTACCTTCGACTACAGCACGTCCGTACTCAAGTGATGGTGCAGAAGAGTCACCTATAACAAAAGTAGCAGAGAAGCTATTGTCTAGCGTCAAGTCAATGCTCGTAATAATAGCAGCTTCTGTTAATGATCCGCCAGTATCTCCCAACTTCAGTGTACCTGAGTAAGCATCAAATGGTGCAGAACCTGAGTTAGCTGTCTCATCACGTTGAACTGCAAAGCCTACCGATGCAGTACCTGTTCCTGAACCAACGCCAGTTGCAGTAAAGGTTGTACCTACGTTATTGTCAGCAGAGCCGATAGCTGTAAAATCTGTAGTACCTACCGTGACAATCGTATATGAGTCACCAGAGATAAAAGAACCAGCAGTAATCGTTGGGTTCATGTCTTTGCCTACAACACCAAAGGTAGTCGTTACCATTTGGTTTGGAGCGAGGGAGATACCCATTGTAGATACTGTACAACCAGTGAACCTACGAGCAAGGTCAATGTCAGCAGCGTAATCTTGAAGTGAGAAGAACTTTGGTGTCACTCCAACCTTAAGTACGTTACTTGACCAAGTATTAAGCATAGCAGATTCAAGGAATACATCAAAGTCAGAATCACGCAAGTCAGATACTATGTCTCCGCCAACTTGACGGTTACCGTGACGGTCAACCCGTGGCATACGGTCAGCTTGAATGTCGTTACCTTCTACACGATCTTTAGTCAAGTTTATGGAGTTAGTGGTGAAAGGTAGGTTAATAAAGTTGCCAGCGGGTGTCGTACCGAAGGTAGATTCAGTAATAAACGACAGACTGGAGCGTGAACCCTGTGCAAAGGCCATGTTGGTTTCTCCTATGGGAAGTTATTTATATATGTACCAGCCGATGTTGATCGGAACAAAGTACCAAGGACTGTCTATCATACCTTGCTGACGTTCAGCGTAATCAATAGACACTATGATTGTTTCTGCATCACCATTCGTGAACGAGATGTCAGTGGTTGCTGCGAAGGCGTCTATCACTTTGTTAGCGTAGTCGTCTGCGGTAGCTGGGCCTTGACCTTCGGGGGCGAAGACTGTTACAGAGAATACACCTTGGTATCTCAACTGTGGATTTAAGCCCCTTACAGCGGGTCTAGTGACTGTCGGGAGGTATTGTACCTTAAGGAAGCTAGTGCCTGTTGTAGGCTCAAATGCTACGTTCTCGTAGGCTATAGATGGGAGGTCTGATGTTGCAGCTAAGTGGCTCTCAAGTGCAGCCCGAATATCATTTTGAATACTAGCCATAGATATTCCTTACCTGTGCAAAAACTTTATACCCAGCCCTTCTCCAAGTTGGCCCACCGTTCTCTACATCAGAGGCATGAGGTGAGGCATTTCTAAGGGTTATTCTTGTGGTATTCTTTAAGTCAACCTTGTTAATATCTGACACTAGGTTGGATAAGCCCTCTTGTCTCATAGCCTGTGCGTTTTGACCCTTGGGTTTATTATCCGAGGACTTACCTCTTGGACGACCTGCACCTACAGAATAAGAGAATGATGTAACATATGCACCAGTGTCAACGGGAGATAGATTAACGGCAGTCTGAGCTATTTCTAACAGTTGGTCAGAGACATACTCTTCTACATACTCATCAAGTATCTCCATCTTCTTGTAGAAGGACGAGTTAACCTTGAGTGACGCTTTCATAACCTACTCCTCTACGTCACAGATGTAACCTATGGCAGTACCAGCGGAAAATAACGACATAACAGAGATGATCTTAACTGCATCACCACTGCCAAGTATAAGGTCATCAAAGTCTGGTACAGCAGCTAAATCTAAAGCGGAGATGATACACTTGCGACTTCCTCTAACAACCTCATCGTTTCCACCTATGACCCCCGCATTATAATTGTAGAGGTAACCTGTAACACTATAGTCAGTAGTGGCAGAACTGTCTACTGTACCTGTAGCGGGATTATACGTTCCTGCTGTAGTAACCTTGCGTAGAGTAAGGGTCTCCCCAAAGTCTCTAACTAGGTTTAGCAAGTCAAAGGAGCGAAATGACATATCTTACTCCTTATTCGTATTCAGGTGTTTGATAGCTTGGTGGGTTCTTAAATCTATCTCTGCGGAAGGAACCTTCGATACGGTTAGTGTTTCTTCGTACAGCCTCAACGGTACTCTTAGTGATGCCACCAGCTAAGACACCCACCGAAGCACCTGCGGTCTTACCCTGATACTCTAGGTTGTCTGCGAGAGCTTGGTACTGTTTCGCTAGGTCGGAGTAGTCGGCACTCAAAGCACCACTTAGTTGTGTCGTTACCTGTCGGGAATACTTAGAGGCAATGACACGGGCAATCCAAGCACCTGAGTAGTACACGTTGTTACCGTTCTCACCGAGAGCAAAAGTAACCTCTTCGTTCTGAACCTGTTGGTCAACTGTGTCAGTATCTCCAATGAGAAGACGTACTGTGTTGAGACGACCAGAGGCCGTGGTGGTATCCAAGTCTGTAGGATCGTAAGACCATGCCATGTAAGTCGTCTCCGTTGTTTATTCTGCGAGAACCTTGTCTCTAATGTCGTAGAAGTCTTCTGAAATCCATCGGTTGCTGTTTAGGAAGCGGCGAATAAGACCACGTTGCTTGTCGTCAATCTTAGACTTCTTGCACTTCTTAGCCTCAAACTCAGATTTACTTGAGGTACGGTTTCTAACCTCTACGTTAAGAAGGTTAACCAAAGTCTCAAGCTCTTTGCCAGCTAGTTCAGACAGTCGATCTCCAACCTTGTTCTGGACTTCTAATTCTGTATTGTGGTGAATGTAACCGGAGGCGTACAGGGTAGCAACCTTGTCTTGGTTTATTCCTCGCTCTGCCCAGTTAAAGTGATCTCCACGTTTCCAATTCGTATTATCTGCCAGCAGTGGCATCTTGATAAACACAGGCCAATCGACCTGCCAACCCAAGTATGTGGGGTGCATAGGGACTCTCCATTATATGAATACTGTTATGTTCTGTTATATATTGGGTTGTACCCCAAGCCGTAGCTCAGGGTACACCTTTAGTATCTATCGCTTAGGCGATTACAGCGGAGAAGAAGTAACCCAAGTCAGCGCCTGTGACTTTCATGTCATAGGACATTTTAACTTGGATGTGTTCTGCAACCTGCTGACGCTTGAGAGCATCGTCAGAGAAGGACTCAACGGTAACACCGAGGTTGTTTACGCCGGGAACTGAGTTCCATGCGAATGTCAGACCAGCGGCAGGGGTCATCAGACCTGATGCACGAGGTGTGTGTACCAACAGAGCGTTCTTACCACCGATAAAGGCGTTGGCTTCTGCCAGACCTTCAGCAGCACCGTTCTTGACAGCTTCCATGACGTAGAAGTTCTCTACTTCAAAGATTTCTGCCAGTTTAGCATCTGTAATCAAAGCTGTGTTTGTTACAGTTGCGCCACCGTTCAAACGGGCGAGGATGTCTGGGTGGTTAACCAAGATGTCACGAACTTCTTTACCAACAACCATTGTGTTTGGCTTGAAACCACCGGATGTCAACTGCATCGAACGACGAGCAGCAGTTACATCAGAGATTGGTGTGGAGTTAGTGTAGTCAGACCACAAGTTGCTGGGTGTGTTGTCTGTAGTCCAGACGCCAGCCTTGAAGAATGTGTCAGCGAAACGCTCTTCACGGTCGATCAACAAGCGAGTTGTCAATGTCTGTGCGCCAGCGGAACGGATTTCCAACATTGCATCTTCGTTAGCGATAGTTTGCTCATCGAAGTCCATGCCGAGGCCATATACGTCAGCGTAGTAAGCATCGTTGGAGATTGCCATACCAATGCGGTTAACTTCTGTGCGTGGCGCAAGTTTCTTTACGTCACCAGAGCGGTTCATGTTCGCACGGTCATAGGTGTAGAACTTGTCAGACTGACGAGCAACGCCTACGGTTGGGAATACTTTATCAGCGACAAAGTTAGTTTGTTCTTGTACATAGGCCAGTGTCAGATTAGACAACGGCTGGTCAATATGTACCTGAGATGGGGTCAAAAGTGGCATTAGATTATTCCTTTAAATGCTAGATTAGGCTGCTACGTTGCCGCCTTGGATCATTTCGATTTCGATGATCTGACCATCTACACCGTCTTCACGGGCATAACCAAGTACAACATCACCTGTGGCTGCGAGAAGGGCTGTACCATCTGCGCCCGTTTGGATTTGATCGCCAGCAGTAATAGCACCACCAGCTTCTACCATGACGGAACCTGAGACACATCCGGTCACGGCAGCGCCAGCAGCAGCACCAGCAAGACATACGCCCATAGCGTTCTCACCAGCAGCGTCAGCCAGATCAACTTGACCGTCAGCTTCCAGAGTTACGAATTTGAATTGTGCTGCGGAAAGGTCTTCCCCAGCGATAAAAGTGCGGTTATCACGAGACTGCATAACGGCCATTGTTATTCCCCTTTGTAGGATTTAGTGATGAGTGCTTTGCCTTCGTCGGTCTTAGCTACAGCAGCATAAGCCTTGGCGAACTCACTCTTTTTCAGTTGGTTTTCGTCCATGTAGGACTTTACGAGAGCATCCAGTTTGTCAGCAGAGGTAGCGAACTCACCGTCTACATCGGACTTACCAAATTCTTGCATGGAGGCTTCAAAGGCAGCATCAGCAGCTTTGAGCATTACCATAATTCCTTCGTCTTCTGAGAATGACTTCAGAAGAGACTTGGCTGCATCAGCTTCAAAGTGTGGCAGAACTTCTTCTGCTTTCTTTGTCAACTCGATGTCAGCCTTTTCGATTTCACTTTCGCGCTTGGCTACAGCAGCAGCTTCAAGTGCTTTCAGAACTGGGGCTGGGATGTCGCTCTTAGCTACCATCTCACCGTCGATGTCCATCATTTCTTCTTCCGCTTTCTTCTCGATTGAGTCGGCACGAATAACGTAACCGTTGTCAATCAGACCTTTGCGGAGGTGTTGGTTTTCAGCAGTAAGACGATCAACATCAGCCTTAAGTGCTTCAACATCAACTTCGGGAGCTTCTACAGCCTCAAGGTCAGACTTCTCAGCGACCTCTTCAACAGCTTCATCAGCTTTTTCCATGTCGTAACCGAGAGCTTTCATAGCTTCGCCACGTCCACAGCCTTTGTCGTCCATGTACGCCTTTACTTTGGCTTCCATATCTTCGTTCATTTTCGTAATTTCCTCTTCGGAATTGTCACGCTTGAAGAGTGAAACCATTGCTTGTGCATTGGCTGGACGATCCACAAGGGAAAGTTCTTCAAGGTGCAAGTTTTTCAGGAGATTAGGCAAGTTAGATTTCCTCCTTAATAGCACGTCCACCTATAGAGAACGCAGCGAGTTCACCAGATTTGACCATATCCCAGACGGTATCATCGAATACTTTGTAAGCGACAACCCAACCTTCACGATCAGACTGGATACCAAGAGCATCACCAATTTCTTTAGTGATAGGAAGAGAGTGGACAACTACGCCAACCTGATCTCCAACGTGCATAGCCTTGCCGACCCGCACATGCTCCATAAATTCATTAACGGCTTTCACCAGTGTACCAGCTTCGATAACGTCACCCTGACGATCAATAACCGATTCACCTTTTTCTGTAACTACAGAAGCCCATCCGTAGACCATACGCTGTTCATCGTCAGTCTTAAGGATTTTACCTTCAATATTTTTTGTCATTTCACCCACCGATGTGTTGGATTCCCACATACGACATGACCAGTAGCCAGCCGTTGTTTTATCTTTCTTGGTATCACACGAATGGCGGGAGCGGAAATTGGCACGAGCCTTGGGGTCGTCCCTACGGATTTCCATGTTAGGGTCACCGAAAGCTACCCGCTTAACCTTGCCACCGTCCTGTACGAACACTTCAAACTTCTTGTTTCCACCCTTGATACGCCGAGGCTTGTTTAAGGTGACAGTTTCACCCTGATACTCAGCCTTTGCGAAGTCTTCCTTAAGTACCTCAGCTACAATAGCCCTGAGAGCCTCTATACGGCTCACTGAGTGGTCTTCTGTATCTTCTGTAGCATTAGCCCCCTCGTAATGCTCTAAGTAGGCTGTGTGGCTCTCTGCTGGCATATACACAGCTTGACCATCATAGTCGTGTACATGAACCTTACCGCCAAGCCCCATGTCCATGCTACGGGAAACCGCTTCTGCTTCCGTGGTGAAGATGTCGTTTGCATAACGGGCCTTAGCGACAGACTTCTTACTTGAGGAGGGGTGTGACGAAGGTAGCAAGTCTTTATCGTGGTTAACTGACTTAGAGCCACTTACAATCTTGAGGAAGCTGTTGACACGAGCCATAGCCCATTGCTCAGGAGAGCTTACGCTAGGACGAACACTTGACGGATTAGTCTTGTAAGCACCAATCCCACGATCATACACAGCTTGAAGCATACGCATAGTTACTTTATGCTTAGACTTCTTGTTATGCTCTTCCATCTTATTCTTTAGACCAGTCTTTGACATTA